GTTCGGAAAAAGATAAAACGAGAGCAATTTTCGCAAAGTAGGGCAAGAAAAGCAAGGAAAATGAGCAAAGATAACTGGATTTTGACATACTACCAGAAAGTTAAGAATGGCTCTATAGTGGTCAGCCGCTGGATAGTGCTGATTCTTGAGTATATCGTCAATGGATTGCATGAAAAGCAGTTCTTCTATGATCAGAAAAAGGCTAATGAAGCTATTGATTGGATTGAAGAACATGCATTTCATACAGAAGGTCCTATGGCTCCACAAAATCTTAAGCTGGAGCTCTGGGAAAAGGCTCTGATTGCTTCGATTTATGGCTTAGTAGATGATAAGGGCTTCAGACAGTTTCGTGAAGTGCTGCTTATTGTGGCTAGAAAAAATGGTAAATCACTTCTTGCATCAGCTATAGCGAAGTACGAATGGTGGAATGGTGGCTACGGAGCGAAAGTCTATAACATAGCTCCTAAGCTTGCTCAGGCAGATATTATTTATAACAACATTTGGCAAATGACTCTCTTGGATCCGGAATACCAGGAGCTGAAAGAAGAGGTCAGTGAGAAGGACCAGCACAATAAGAGCGTCAAGGACACTTCGGTGCTTCCAAGACATAGAATGACAGACTTGTTTATTCCAGCTCAGAATGCAATGGTTACTAAGATTGCTTTCAGTGCAAAAAAGAGTGATGGATTCAATCCTAGTCTCTGTATTTGTGACGAAGTAGCAGCCTGGGATGGTGACGCTGGTCTTAAGCAGTATGAAGTTATGAAATCCGGAATGGGAGCAAGACCTGAAGCAATACTTCTTAGCTGTTCAACAGCCGGATATATCAATGATGGCATATATGATGAGTTATTAAAGAGAGCAACAAGATTTCTTCTCGGAGATAGTAAAGAGAGGAAGCTGTTGCCTTTTTTATATATGATTGATGATATCGAAAAATGGAACGATATCAATGAACTACAGAAATCTAACCCAAACTTAGGAGTATCAGTCACAGTTGATTACTTGTTAGAGGAGATAGCTGTTGCGGAAGGTTCACTCAGTAAAAAGGCTGAGTTCATCACGAAGTATTGCAACTTGAAGCAAAATAGCTCACTGGCTTGGTTATCAACTCAGACAGTTGAGAAGATGGGTGGTGAACAGCTCAACCTTGAGGACTTCCGTAGCAGTTATTGTGTGGCTGGAATCGACTTGTCACAGACTACCGATTTGACAGCCGCAACAGTTGTGCTTGAGAAAAATGGTGAGCTATATGTGTTCGCTAAGTTTTGGTTGCCAGCGGAGAAGATTGACGAAGCTATTGAGCGTGATGGTGTTCCTTATAACATCTATCGTGATCGTGGGCTTCTGGATGTCAGCGGAGATAACTTCGTTGATTATCATGATTGTTATAACTGGCTGACTATGCTTGTAGAACAGTATGAAATCCTTCCGTTACAGGTAGGTTATGACCGATATAGTGCTCAGTATTTGGTTCAGGATCTAAATAACTATGGATTCCGGACTGATGATGTTTACCAGGGTGATAATTTATGGCCTGTACTTCAAGAGATGGAAGGACTTTTTAAAGATGGTAAGGTCCATATTGGAGACAATGACCTTCTGAAAATTCATCTGCTTAACTCAGCAATCAAGATGAGTGTTGAGAGAGGTAGAGGAAAACTTGTAAAAATCAATCCAACAATGCGAATTGATGGAGTAGCCGCTTTGTCAGATGCTTTTTGCGTCCGTCAAAAGTGGTATGACACTATAGGAATACAGCTGAGGAATGAGTGATGGGACTATTTGATAGAATATTCAGACCAAAAGAGGCAACTAAATCAGAACAGGCAATTGAGAAGGGAATAAATTTCCTTGAGCTGAACAATTATAGACCTGTTTTCTCAGACTGGAAGGGCGAAATCTACGAAAATGAGCTTGTAAGAGCCGCTATTGATGCCAGAGCTAGGCACATGTCCAAGCTTAAGGTTGAATTGAGAGGTACAGCTCAGCCTTCGTTGCAAAAAAAGATGATGACAGGGCCTAACCAGTGGCAAACATGGTCACAGTTTTTGTATAGGACATCAACTATTCTGGATATACATAACACAGCGTTTATTGTTCCTGTATTTGATGCTTCCATGATCATCACAGGATATTATCCAGTACTTCCTAAGCGCTGTGAGGTTGTAGAGTACGCTGGAGAACCTTGGCTGAGATATAAATTCGCCAATGGCCAGATTGCCGCTGTAGAGCTCCGGAAATGTTCTGTTATGACCAAGTTCCAATACAAGGATGATTTCTTTGGAAGTAACAATGATTGCCTGGATGAAACAATGAAGCTTATTGATATCCAGAATCAGGGCATTGAAGAAGGCGTTAAGAATGCAGCTACTTACAGATTCATGGCTCAGGTGAATAACTTCACTAAGGCTGACGATCTGAAGAACGAACGTATAAGATTTTCACAGGAAAACTTAACTAAGGATGCTGAAGCCGGAGGACTATTGCTCTTCCCAAACACTTATCAGAACATCCAGCAGATTAAAACGGACACCTTCGAAGTGGATCCGGAGCAGACTAAGCTCATAAACGACAATGTTTACAAATACTTTGGAGTAAATGAAAGAATTATGAAAAACGAGGCAACCAGTGACGAATTGGATGCCTTTTTTAATGGAGCAATCGAGCCTTTTGCTATTCAGTTCTCTGAAAGCATGACAAAGGCAATATTCTCGGAGAGAGAGCGTTCTACTGGTTCTTACTTAATTGCTAATGCGAATAGATTACAGTATATGACCACCAAGGAAAAGGTTCAGATGGCTCAGCAGATGCTTGATCGTGGAGTAATGAGCATCAACGAAGCTAGAGAGCTATTCAATTACATGCCTGTTGATGGCGGAGATGTAAGGACCATCCGAGGCGAGTATAAAAACGCTGGTGATGAGGAAATGACAGGAGGAACAGACAATGCCAATGAAAACGAATGAGAGAGAATATAGAGATTTTATCCTGGCTGTTGTCCCTACAGAGGACCAGACAGAAGAAAAAATGATAGTTAGAGGCTATGCTTCAACATTTAATCAGCCTTATACACTCTGGGAGGATGATGAGTTTGTTGTTCAGGAACAGGTGGATTCTAAGGCTTTTGACGAAGCAGATCTTTCTGACGTTATATTCCAGTACAACCATGAAGGAAGGGTATTTGCAAGAATTTCAAACGGAACTCTTTCAGCAGGTCCGGATGAGGTTGGACTTGCTATTGAAGCTGACCTTGGCGGAACAGATATAGGTAGACAGCTCTTCCAGGAAATCAGAGGTGGCTATACCACAAAAATGAGCTATGGCTATACAGTCAATGATTCCAAGTGGGAAGAACGCAAGCTTGATGATGGTCGAATCCTTGAGCTGAGAACAGTAACCTCAGTCGGCAAGGTTTATGACGTGTCGGCAGTTTCAATTCCGGCAAATAACGCAACTTCAATTTCAGTGCGAAACCTCAGTGACGGAGTGATTGCTGAAGTTAAAGCGGAGAGACTTAAAGCACTTGAGCTAGAGCGTGAAAAATTAAGAACAAAACTAAGATTAGGAGGAATCTAACCATGTTGGAAGAAATCAAGAGCTTCACTATGGAGCAGATTGAGACAAGAGCAGCTGAGATTAAGGCTGAAATCGACAACGCAGATGCTGAGAAGCTTGAGCAGCTTAATGCTGAGCTTGACGCTATTGAGACAAGAAAAGGAGAAATCGAGATGGAAAACAGAAAAGCAAACATGAAAGCAGTTGCTGAGGGTGCTGGTCAGGTTATCGCAGCAGCTCCACAGAAGGAAGAGAGAACACTTGAGAGCGTAAGAGCTTCAGAAGAGTATCTTAACGCTTTTGCTGAGTACATTAAGACTGGTAAGGACAAAGAGTGTAGAGCACTTCTTACAGACCTTGTAGATGGTGGCTCAGTTCCTACTCCTACAGTCATTGATGATTTCATTGCTACTGCTTGGGATCGTGCAAACCTTGTTTCCAGAGTACGCAAGACTAACATCAAGGGAACAGCTAAATATCCATTCGAATACAGTGCAACAGGCGCTTCTGTTCATACAGAAGGTGACAATGCTCCTAACGAAGAGCAGCTTGTACTTGGTACAGTATCAATTGAGCCTCAGATGCTCAAGAAGTGGATTACTGTTTCTGATGAGGTTCTTGCTCTTAAGGGACAGGCTTTCCTTGACTATGTATATGACGAAATCGAAGAGAGAATCCTTGAGCTTGCAGATGCTCAGATCGTAGCAGCTATCAAGGCAGCTCCAGCAGCAGCTACAACTTCAGCAGCTGGTGTAAGAGCTCTTACAGTTCCATTCGATTTCGCAACAATCTTCGGAGCACAGGCTCTTCTTGCTTCAGCAGCTAATCAGCCTGTAGCAATCATGAGCAAGAAGGTTTACTTCAACAAGTTCATGAGCCTTAAGGATCTCTCTGACAGACCTATCTATAACGTAGTATCAGAGAATGGTAGACCTACATACTACATCAATGGTCTTGAGGTTATCTTTGATAACGCTCTTGCTGATGATGAGATTATCGTAGGAGATCTTAGAGGTATCGTAATGAACCTTCCTGATGCACAGGATGTTTCATTCGTTACAGATCCTTACAGCCTTGCTGAGAAGGACCTTGTTAAGATTGTTGGTAAGATGTATGCCGGAATCGGTGTAGTAAGAGATGGCTTCTTCGTTAAGGTTAAAGAGGGAGAGGCTAGCCTTTGATGAAGGTTTTGATCACTAAAAAGGTTACGCTTACTGTTGAACCTGGTTCGATAGTTGAAGTCTCTGAGGGCCTATTTAGGGCCCTTGGAGATAAAGCGGTAGCATACAAGGAAGAGGCTAAGGAAGAAGAGCCTGTTGAGGTGGAAAAAGAGCCAGAAGAGGTTATTGAAAAGCCTAAAAAGGCTACTACTTCCAAGAAAACCTCAAAAAGTAAGAAATGAGGACTGATTATGTTAGAGAAAGTAAAGCTTGCACTCAGAATAACTACAGATGCTTATGATTCAGAGCTTACAGATCTGATTGAAGCCGCAAAGATTGACTTAGGAATTGCCGGAGTAACAGTTCCAGCTCCTGAGAATATTGACGCTATCATTTCACTGGCTATTAAGACTTATTGTAAGTGTCATTTCGGTGAACCGGATGATTATAACAGGCTTAAAGCAAGTTATGATGAGCAAAAAGCACAGCTTTCAATGGCTACGGGGTACACAGAATGGATAGGTCAGACGTTATAACTTTAATCGGAGTCTTAAGAGAACAGGATGAATACGGAAGATGGAAAGAAGTTCCTACTTCCAAGGAGGTTTATTGCCAGGTTGATAGTGTGACGCAGCGTGAGTTCTATGAGGGAGGACGAAATGGGCTTAATCCTTCATTCAAGTTCACTTTGTTCTTTGGAGATTATAACGAAGAGCCTATTGTTCAGTACAAAGGGAATCAGTACTCAGTATATCGGACCTATCAAAGAAGAGACGATAAGATGGAACTTTATGTAGAGCGCAAAGGTGGTACAAATAAGGCTACTACATCAGCCTGAGGTGAGATATGGCTAAAGTAACAGTTGATAACTTAGCGGAGGAGCTTAAGAAGATTCTTGATGATTATGGGGATGAAGTGAGTGAGAACCTTGATAAGATTACCAGAGATATTGGTAAAAAAGGTGCTCAGGCTTTAAAAAATGAATCTCTTGGAAAGTTTCCAGCATCCGGAAAGCACAAAAAGCGTTACGGAGATACTTGGAAAACAGAAGTGACAAAAAGAAGATTATATACGACTGTTACAATCTACAATTCACAAGCTGGGCTTCCTCATTTACTTGAGAATGGTCACGCTAGTGTAAATGGTGGAAGGGTTCCTGGAAAAACACACATTGCTCCAATAGAGCAGAAGCTGATATTGCAATTTGAGAAGGAGGTTACATCTAAATTATGACTTATAAAGAAGTTGCTGAAATGGTTAAGTCTATTGGCCTTCCATTTGCTTACTATCAGTTTCCAGAAGGAACAGGTCAGGCTCCGCCATTCGTTGTTTATTTCTACAGTGAATCGGATGATGTTTTCGCAGATAGTGAAAACTATCAGAAAAAGCCAGTGCTTAACATTGAGCTCTACACAAATGAAAAGGATTTCGAATTAGAGGCTGTTGTCGAGGGAATACTCAAGGACAATGGCCTTACTTATTACAGAGAAGAAAACTATATCGACTCTGAAAAACTATATCAAATAGCATACGAAATGGAGGTAATAATCAATGGCTAATAAGGTTAAATACGGCTTAAAAAACGTGTATTACGCTAAAGCCACAATCAATAACGTTGATCAGACAGCCACCTATGGAACTCCTGTTAGATGGCCTGGTGCTGTTTCAATTTCACTGGATGCGGAAGGTGAAGCTTCTAAGTTCAGAGCTGACAACATTGATTACTGGGTAGGCCAGTCAAACAATGGTTACACAGGAGACTTCGAGAGTGCTCTTATTCCTGATTCATTCAGAAAAGATATCCTTGGAGATATCACAGATGAGAATGGAGTTCTTATTGAGGATTCCGGAGCTCTTACACAGGAGTTCGCTCTTATCTTCCAGTTTGAAGGTGATGCTAACGCAACAAGACACGTCCTTTATAATTGCACAGCAACAAGACCTTCAGTAAGTGGACAGACTACAGACGAGAATATTGAGCCTCAGACTGAGACTCTTACTCTTACAGCTGTTGCAATCCACAACTCTTCAATCAATAAGGACATCATCAAAGCTCGTTGCAGCGAAGGTGATACACCTTATGAGAACTGGTTCAGCGCTGTTTATCAGCCAACAACAATTTCAATGTAATTAAAGGGGAGATAGTATGTATCGAGAATTAAAAATCGGAAATATCACTGTTCCAATGCTTGCCAATGGTGCTACACCTTACAGATTTAATATGGTCTTTAAAAAAGATCTAATTTCTGAGTTCCAGGGTGCGGAAGATAACGCTGCTAGAGTTACTTCTGTTATTCCGGAACTTGCTTTTATCATGGCTATGGCTGCGAAAGCCAAAGAAGAGGAAATAGATATGAATCTTCTTAACCAGGAGATGTACTTTGAATGGTTGGAGCAGTTCGATCCTTTGGACCTTCCAATGGTTTCAGAGGAGATTGTTGACATCTATATGGCTAACAATAAGACTTCCTCAGAACCCAAAAAAAAAGGAAAAGGAAAACAGAGCGAGAATTGAATACTCCTCTGTATGTTCTCAGGTGCATCCAAGCCGGATTAAGACTGTCTGACTTGGATGTTCTTGATTACGGATTTGTAATTGATATTCTTACTGAAATTGACAACGATAGCTACAACTACAAGGAAGTAGCTAATCAATCTGATTTTGATACATTCTAAGAGGTAATACTATGGCTGCTGGGAGAATCAAAGGCATAACAATTGAAATAGGCGGAGATTCCACCAAACTGGTTAAAGCTCTCTCTAACGTAGATAACGCCATTTCCAAAACACAGCAAAACTTAAGAGATATAAA